CATATCTCTATTAATGGATTCCATAGAATATGAAATCGTATTCATATTCATACTAATAGAAGTAAGGTCATTTGCACCTTTTTCTAACGACGCAGTCCATGATTCCATATGACTGTTTACAACAAGTCCAGCATAAACAAACACCACCGCAACAGCAAGTTGAGATATAGTTGTTATCCACTGGCACGTGGTAGAAGTACATACCATAGTACATCCTTATGTTTAACGATAATACTATTTATATCTCAACTTTTTTGAAGTTTGTATTATCAAACCTATTAACTTCGACTAAAGAATCTATATGTTCAACCTCAAATGCATCTTCGCATAGATGACACTTATAGCATTGGTTTCTACAATTAACCAATGCTTTACACATCTTCACTCCAATCTCACTTTTATAGGGGTGGACTAAATTATTAAAATAATCAATAGACGACTCTAACATTTTATCGTCTGTTATAAATTTGGTTGGATCATCAACATTAACATAACTTTGACTAAACCAATTACTCAACATACCATTGTTAGAATTATAGATATCCTCAAAACAATAAGCAGAAAACTGATTACTTCCGTCAACATAAGCCCACGTTAAGAATGAGGTGTCTAAAACTTTATCTTTATCACCAGCTAGTCGACCACTGAATTTGAAGTTATCTACCAAATCATTATATAAATCAAATCTATCATTTGTGTCCCAAACGCAAGATACTCCAACTCTAGGTAATCTCTCACCATTTCGCTGTAGACCTCTCCATTTATTACATGATATTTGACCCATTGAATCCCAATAACTACCCTCAGCACCACCAATCCAAGGTTGAACAGAATCGTGTTCTTTCTTAAATGGACAAGATGGCATACATCCCTCAGATACTAATAATGAAGTTTCAATACCACGTTCTCTAGCAACTTTACTTATTCTTCTTAATTCTTGTATATTTCTATTTAAAGAACGGTCTAATAAAATCTTATCATACCCCAAAGCATGCATGTCGATTAATTCTTGAGGAGTTCTAACAATATGATTAACAGAGTTTTTCCATTTCATTTCCGGAAACTCTTTTTGAAGAATGCCAGTACCCATTAAATGTACATTATGAATAGTACATATTCGTAATCCCCTGTCATAAAAAGTTCTCAACCAACTAATAAATTGATTACGAATATCATCGTCTAATAAGATTTCTACTGGGTGGGTTTCTTGGTTTAAGGTTAGAGATGGTTCAATACCAAACTCTTCTTTGATTTTAAATAGGTTGTCGATTTGAATATCAGACGCCTCTTTCCCCATTACGTCACCATAACGTCGTTTAGTTCCACCAAATTCATAATAAAATGCTTTACCAAAATATATATCTTCTATTTCATCTTTGTACGATTGAGGTGTATTTTTAAATAGTGTATAAAAATTATTTTCGTGCCCATTAATAATTGGGGGAAATGCATTAATTGGGCCGTCCATATTAGCCTTCATTAAATCATTATGTGGAATTGAGAATTTCTTATAAAACTTACTCGTCATACTATAATTTACCTTGTCCCTATTGTATATTTTGGGACTAAATCCCAATTCTTTTTATCTTTAAATGAAATGACTTTAAATTGACCTATATGTCCCATTGGGTCTAATTTAGATTCATCTACTACTGTTAATAAATTCCACTCAACTAGTAATTTAATAATAGCATTTCTTCGTTCAATATCAACAATATCTATTGTAGAATTCTTACCGTCTAGTGCAAATAACTCTTTGAAATGTACTATGTAATATCTACCACGTTTGTGTAAAATATGAGTAGACTGATATAATATTTTATCTCGATTTGAGGCGACACCTATACGTGTTAAGGTTTCTTTAATTTTTAGAAAGTCGTCGTCTAACTCAAATTCAACTTCTAGAAGTTTATCAAGTGACCATTCATAATCACTTCCCCTTTCCTTTTGATAGTCCATTATTACCACCCTTGTCCATTTTGCTTTTCATAAAGTCAAAATGTTCCTTAGACAATAGTGGTAAGACCTCGACTGCCCGCTGTTCATTATAATTATAATATTCTTTAATAATATCAACTTTAGAAGACGTCTTGCTGGCTTTCGCCCACTTGTTATAACGCTTCTTTTTTCTGATACTATTTATAAAATAATCATATTGAAGTAGGTTGTCGAGGTCGTAGTGCTCATTCATATCATTCGCATACATTACGGTATCGGGACTCATACTCAATGAACGGTTAATTAAAAACCTATTCTTTGTGTATTCACTTTCTTCCATATCTCCAGTTCGGATTAGGTTCTTATGCCCGAAGTTTAAATCAGGCAGGATGTCCTTAAATAGGTTTGCCATATAACGCTTCCATCATTTCACGGACTGCTTTTCCTGGTGCAGATCCGCTTGGGTACATGGCACATTTGCCGTTCTTAAAGAAGTAAATAACTGGATGAGATGCCGCAGGAAATGTTAATTGTTCCTTGACCATCTTTACCTTGACCTTTGTCCAATCTTTTAGAATAGGTTCTAATACTTCAGGGATGAAATATTCACATACAGGACAACCCTCTTTAGAATGAACAATGATCAAGTTATCATTACTCTTAATCAATTTAAGTGCCACCTTTTCAGATACTACCTTAATACTAGATTTCATTATGTCTCCTTTACGAATGTTCCTTCTGGTGTCAAATGCCCCTTGCGGTCTTTAATTTCTTCATATGCTTGGTCAACACAATCATCAAAGAAAATCCCTGCCGTTAAACAGACACCCCTTAATGTAACATAAATATCCCCAACAGCATCCTTGATTTCATGTTCGTCATTTTTATTTATTGCGTCTAACAACTCAGTCGTTTCTTCTAACGTCTTAATTGCTTGTGCCATTGGTTTACCATTTTCAGTAATACCTCTATCCCAAAACCATCTATCGATATGTATATCTTTATTACTCATTATTTCCACTCCGCTTCTACCATGACTTCAGTTAAGAATGCCACTAAATTAATTTCTCTATCTTGGACAAATGCCTGTTTATATTGATACTCACCAATCAGTAATACTATCTGTGGGATAGATGTTGGTGCAAGATAATCATACATGTTATCATATATAGTCCTAAAAATACGTACTGGGTCAGTATCAATGTTCTCAACAACCCATTGACGCATTTTGCTAAAATCCCTTTCTTTAAGATATTTCATTAAAGATTTTACATCAGTTTCACCAACGTTGGCAAGAATACCATTATCAATAATACCACCAGCAGAATAACGTTGTAGTTCGTTTAACGTTCTACGGATATCCGGATAATGTTTTTTGATTACTTCAGCAACTACTGCTGGAGATTCAACTTTAACATTTTCTTCTTTAAGAATACCAAGAATACGTTTCATCAAACCAGACATCATTTCTGGAGTATCTTTTTTGCCAGTTCTAAAATCAATCAATGTAGTTCTAGAATGAATTGGTTCAATAATCTTATCCTTGAAATTACAAGTTAAAATCTCAATAAAACCACGCAATGCAGGTTGAAACGATTGAGGATTAAGATAGTCTGCTTCATCTAGGATGATACATTTCTTACCACCATCAAAAGAAACCGTGCTAGCAAAAGACGCAAGTTCAGTTCTCAAAGTATCAATATTTCTATCTAAAGAACCATTGACAATAAGAGAAGTATAACCCAATTCATTACAAAGTGCTTTGGCAATAGTAGTCTTACCTGTGCCAGCAGTTCCTGTTAGTAGTAAATTGGGCATATCCCCATTTTCAACAAATTCTGCGAAAGTTGATTTTATTGCTTCGGGTAGAATACAATCATCAATTTTCTGGGGTCTATATTTCTCGACCCATAAGAATTCGTCTTGTTTATCCATACGTAGAGTCTGCCTCTAGTGCTACCCAATAAGTTAATTCACCAGACGTAAATTTACTAATATTCTTAGAAGAAATTTCAACGTCATAATCGTTTGGCAACATCTTCATACGTTCAGTTAAGAAGTAGAATTTAAAGTTTTCATCACCATCATAACTACCAACTTCAACAGAGAATGTATTAGAAGTATCATTACGTTTATCTTGTACTTCTGCTACAATCTTATCATCAACGTTCTTAATACATAAATCATTAAGACCTAGAGTTCCAGTTGCTCGTAATAACTTCTTAAATGTAGAAGAAGTTAATGTGAATTTAACTTCACACTCAGGCATAGTAATTTCTTTCTCAGGGTAAACAATAATTGACTTATCAGCAAACCAATAAGTTGTAGACGAATTACCATCTGAAATAGTTACACTGTTATCTTCAAATGTTAAATCAGGTTTATCAAATAACGATACGGCAGACAAAAATTCATTCAAGTCTTCCTCAACGATATCTTGAGCAAGAACATTCTTTTGAACACTCATCGTGTCGATTTTAGAACCCTCTTTAAATAAGATAGATTGGTTAATAGTTGCGAAGTTCTTTAACACTTCAATAGTTTTATCACTTAATTGCATATTATATCCTTTTTTCATTCATTACTTATATTATACTACACTTTACCACAAAAGTAAAGTTTTTAGTATTATTTTTCATAGATTGTTTCAGAGTCAAACTCACCGTGTCGTTCATCAAACGCAGTAGCAAGTACAAGATAATGCATTGCTTTAATTAAATCCATTTTATTCTTACCACTCTTCTTACCATACCTCATCAAATACTTAATAGAATTATCTATTGACGTACTTGCTAATGTTCCTCTAGACTCAAAAACGTCTAACGTTTGTACGTCATTATTTTCGTTTGTATAGTGAGCACCATAAGTGCCTTGAATGTATTCGTTTACATCATCAAGGATTTTACCCTCACCATATTTAAAATTAAAATTATCCACCATTAAACTGCTACACTCACTTCATCCCAACCCGATACATAATCAGGTTCAGTGTACCAAGCACCTAACGCTTCAACCATAATTGCCGTTTTGATTACTGTACGAACTTCCAACTCTAATGCTTCAAGTTGAGTCTCCGAATAACCGACTAGAATATTTACAATTTCATCAGGTACAGATTGAAATTTAAGTTCTTCTATAAGAAGTGGGTCATTGGTCCACTCATTTTCTTCTATTTTTAACGTTGAACTTACCTTTACTTGTGTCATAACATCACCAACCACTTCATCTAAGTCACTCATCCAAATCCTTTTATGATAACCAGAATACATAAATGCTTCTTCATCATCGATTTCAGCAATATCCTTGTCGGTTAGTCTATCTGTTACAGTCATACTGATACCACCATAACATTCTTTATATTGACAATAACCATCAACACCATATACTTGTTCTACTTCTACACTAAACCTTTCACTCATTTCTTACTCCATAATTATTTAAAAAGACACCCCGAATTAACGAGGTGTTTATTGTTACAACTTATTTTGCTTCTTCGTATAAAGGACTGTTTGGATTAAAGCTCTTAACTTCACCATTTTCGTCAACTTCTACTTCAGTGCCATATTTATCATTACCAACACTAGCATCAATCTTTTCGTAAAGAGAAAGGAATGACTCACGAGTTTCATCATCAAAACGTTCAATAGACATCTTAATTGCTTTTTCCTTTTTACCAAAGATTGAATAAGACTTTAAGATATCAACAAGACGACGAGTAGAAATGATATCATCAACACCACCATCTTCAAATGTCTTACGGATGATATCACCCCACATGGTTAGATTAGGAATGAAAGCATCAACCGTTGCATCACGAAGTCCAAAACCCTCTGCTGCCTTTTGTAAAATCTTTTTCTCAATTGCTTCAGATGGGTATGCTTGGTATAATGTCACCGAGAAACGGTCAAGGAATGCTTCATTCAAAACGTTAGTACCAACGAAACGACCATCATCAGATCCCTTTCCTTTAGTGTTAGCAGTAGCAATCACTGTGAAACCAGGAGTCGGTTCAACCCACTCACCACGTTTCTTAATGAAATAACCTTTGCCCTCTAGCACTGACTGTAATGCCATCACTTTTGAAGACGCAAGGTCAATCTCGTCAAGTAATAATACAGCACCACGTTTCATTGCTTCAACAACTGGACCATACTGGAACACCGTTTCACCGTTCACAAGACGAAAACCACCAACATCTTCATCTGTTTCAGCAGTAAAGTTCACACGAATCATTTCACGACCTAAAGACGCACAAGTCTGTTCAATGCCGAACGTTTTACCGTTACCAGACATACCTGTTAAATAAACTGGGAAGAACATTTTAGATTTGAAAATCTTTTTAATATCAGAAGCATTACCCCATGACACATATGTTGGGTCAACTCGTGGGATGAAACTAATACTTGCATCTAATTGCATAGCACCAGTAGTGCCAACAGTATTCGTTGGTGTCACTGAATTCACTTCAGCAACTGTAGAATCAGCAACTGCAACCTTGAAAGGTGCAGAAACTTCTTCTGTAACTGGAATCTTGTAGATACCTCGTGAAACACGATTTTCTTTAGCATCAAACGATCCAGGAATACAAACGTTGTAATTGTCTTGGACCATCTTTGCTTGTCCGTATGTAATCTCTGTAGTGCCTAATAGCTCTTTCGCAGCGGCACCAAACTCATTAACTGTAATTCTATTTCTCATATCTTCTTACTCCTTTTTTTTAATTAAAGTGATGATTTTTTCTGATCGAGAATAAAAACCATCAAAACTTTCTCGCATTTTCGTTATTAGTTAAAGAGCAAAACTAGGGATAGCACCCTCAAAAACTCAACCTTACATAACCTATTATACCCTAAAACGAACAAAAGTAAAGCTGTATTTGATGTTTTTACTCATGTTCATTTTATGGTTATTATGCAACCATCGCAACAAATTCATTCAATAACATCTTATTAACTTTGCGACCTTTAGAGAACTTTTTAAATGCAGTTCTCAACTTTGCCTTATTAACTGTACCATCATCTTTCTTTTCTGGTTCAGCAAACTCAACTTCTTTGTCCATAGCAGTATTATTAACCATGAAATATTTATCATATCCTTCAGAAGTGAAAGACGCATAACCTTTCTTGGTGACCACTTTTTTAGCAACCTGAGCTGCATCCCAATTCATAGTTCTATCAATTTTAAAATTAATATCTCTACGGTCTGTTAGGAAGAAACCAATCACATTCACACCACAACGCACACCAAGGTTTCTAAGTAAATCATTAGTCACATCACGATATTCATCATTAGTAGAAATAATTTTCTTAGTTTTTGGGTCACGAATGGCAAGGTATGATTGCTCACTTCCCCAACCTTGATAACCATATCTTGCCTGGGTCCTTTCAGAATCATAATATGAATCATTGCCATCAGAACCACCATCAGTAAGGAAAATAACATTAACTTTTTCTTTTCCAGTCTGACGTTTAAAATCCGCAACTTGGTCATATGACGCAACAATACATTCATTCAATGGGGTCGACGCAAGACCAAATCCCTCAGGAACTTGAATTCCACGACGAGAAGAGTAATCATTAGCACTACCAACTTTATAGAAATTACTAATCATATTGTTGAAATCTTTAGCAGACATCTTTTCATTGAAAAACTCAAGCAAGTTCAGACTACGCATTTGTAAGTGGTTAAAACCAAAATTACCATCTGCCTCAGGCTCGTAAAACTTTTCAGGACGACCATTGTTTGGGTTTAAGTTTCTAGCACCCGAAGAATTGGTGAAAGAATAAACACGGAAAGGGATGCCAACTTTACGAGCAAACATCACTAATGTAAGAGTCTGTTTAACAGTAGCAAGTATCTTATCTTGCATAGAACCAGACCAATCAACATACATAACCAAAGCATGATTACGACCATCTTTTACGGTGGCAACACGTTTGAAAATATCATCTTCATATTTATAAGCATGCATCTTATTAGTATCAAGAACACCAGTCTTACCAACAGAAGTTCTGCGGTGAGCACTAGCTGCTTGTTTCATTTCAAATTCTTTAACCATGTAATTTACAACAGGCATGGTATCTTTTTTCCAAGCACGCACATCCTTATCAGACTGTTCTCTATTGGCTTTTCCTTGACCACCCCAATAATCATAACTCAAGTCATCACTAAAATGCTTGGTGAGGTGTTCATTAACAACTTTATAACCAACTGTAATTTCTTTGGTGCGGACTTTTGGTAAGTCAACGTAAATAGGTGTCTTGGCATCATTATCGTTAAGACCACCCATACTATTATCAAAATTCTTTTGAGTCTCAGAACCACGTGGTGAGTCCGATTCACCACCAGAACCATTGGTAGCAGATTCGCCTTCACCATCTGATTCGCCATCACCGTCACCGTCTCCATCTGATTCACCGTCACCTTTTTTGTCACTGTCGGCATTACCAGAACCACTTTTATTTTCTTTACCTTTTTCATCTCCAAAAAGGTGGTCAAATTCTTCAGCAGAAATTTCAACTTCTTCACCATCTGGATCACCATCTGGGTCATACTCAAAATCCATATCATCAAAATCGGTATTCAATTCTTCATTCTTAGCATATTCACTCAATTCAAGAGTCAAAGCAAGAACTTCTTCAAAAGTCTCTGCGGCTGCAACACGGTCAACAAATAACATTTCTTCATCAGTGAATTCAACAGCAACTCTAACACCTAACTTAAAATACAAGTTAATGCGGTCAAGGATGCCATAACTTTTAACATCACGAGCACCGATGCCGAAGAAGTCACGACGATTTAATTCATCATACATGCCAAAGAATGTCTTTTTCATTCCAGGGAATTTGGTTTTCATCTTCTTCTCAATACGAGCATCTTCAATAACGTTCGCATAATCTTTCAAACCAGGATGCTCAGTGACAAAATCTTTCCATTCTTCAAATGGTGTATAAAGGGCATGACCAACTTCGTGACCAATTAAACCCTCATACATAGTATCATTCATGCTTTCCCAGATCGGAAGATTAAGAACACGGTTTTTAACGTCAAACGACGCTGTTGCAACCTTGCTATGCTGAACAGTTAAATTCTCAGTTGCCATTAATCTGGCAAGAGCATTTTTCGATTCAATATTTACTTTATTCATTTTAAACTCCTTTTTCAATCATTTATAGTACCTATTATACTCTAAATTTGGCAAATAGGTAAGAGAATAACACTTTAATAATATGGGATTATTTAATCCTCTTGGGTAGTGTTCCCTCAGTTAGATAATCATAACATTCACTAAAACCCCAGTCGAAATCATATGTGGGTCTAGAGTAAGTCAGAGCACTATCTTTATCTTTCATACATGCATTCCAACCCTTACGAAATTCATTACTTTGTATTGATACATATTTAATAACTTTCATCTTTTCTTCAGTCTTTGTCATTTATTATCTCCTTACTTTTGTCTATCAGTAACGAAAGCGTTTTCGCCAGTTCGGTAAACATTATTCTGTCCTACAGTAGAACGACCTCTACAGTAGTTAGGTCCAGTCTTATGTGAAACTTTAATTTTCTTTGATTTGACTTTAGTGACAGAGCCACCATTTGCTAAGAATTCAGCAACAGAGTTAGATAGTTCTTTAGAGGCTTCGGTTTTAGTAGTATTTGGGGTCAACATATTTAAATCTCCTTATAGGATAAAAAAAAAACGGCAGGTCATTAACTCAACCTACAATACCTATTATACCCTAAACAGAACAAATAGGTAGAAGAATATCACCTTAATAATATGTGATTATCCATAGGCATTGGTGCGGGCAATGTGATTGCTACCTTTACCGTTAGACATACGACGCATAGTTTTAGCAGTAAACATCGAAACTTTAACTTTTTTGGTTTTGATTTTAGTGACGACGCCACCATTTGCTAAGAATTCAGCAACAGAATTAGATAACTCGTTAGAGGCTTCAGTTTTACAAGTATTTGGGGTCAACATAATATATACTCCTTAATGGATTAAAAGAATTGCAAGTCATTAACTCAACCTACAATACCTATTATACCCTAAACGAAGAAGAAAGGTAGAAGAATATCACCTTAATACTATGGGATTACGAAATGTCTTTTTCAAACTCCTTTAGACGTAATACAACTGACTTTAATTCAGTGACCGTCAACCAGTTATCAGTGAAGAATGACATAGACTCATGTATCTTATCAAAAGCATTACCGATTTGAACGAGTGTTCCTAACGTAATTGCCCCTGCAAAGTATTGTGGTGATGCAACTAAATAAGGAATTACAACTCCTGCTTGAAAATACATATTTTCCCATAATGAGTAATATTTGTAATTATCATATAATTTATAATAATTGTATTTTAATTCTTTAAATTGATTAAGCATTTCTTTAACACTATGCGAGTTTTTATTATCTTCACATCGAACTAATGACTTTCTAAATTTTGCTTCAACCATTTGATTGTTGTATTCTAACTTTGGTAATTTACGACCAATGACGGCAGATACTGCTAGACCACCAACACTTACACCTAATGCGATCCAAATAAGATATCCAGGAATTCCAAACCCCTCACTCAAAGTCCATAGAACAGGAAGGAAGAATACAAGAATCATTATTGCTTTAATAAAACCCTCACCCAATACCCAAACAAACCAAGCAAACTTCTTTGTATCTTCTTGAATACGTTGACTTGCACCCTCGGTATGATTATCCATTTCTTTCCATTTAGGTAAATATACTTTAGTTAATGCCTCTCTCCATCTAAAACTAAATCTATTACCAATGAATTGTGTATATGCAAACATAAGAATTGCTAATACTGCGAGAGGAATAAAACCCCAAGTGGTTACATCATACATTAGAAAATCACCACGGTTGATGAAACTTTCTAAGAACGCATCTTGGTCTTTATTCTCCAATGCGTCATAAAAGACTTTATACCAATCATTAAACTGTCTTACAAGAAATGCTTGAAATGCAACAAGTAATGAAAGAAACCCTAAAGTTCCCCAAGCATAATTTCTATCTTCACCTTTAAAAAATATTTTTATCATAATTAATCCGCCGCTATTTTACTAAAATTCTTTTCTTTTGTCATTTTTATTACTCTACCAAACTTATCTATTATCTGTTGCCCCTTATGACTGATAACAAAAGCATTTGCGTCATTACCTAAAGAGTTTAAAATACCCAAGAAGTCTTCAATACCAGTCGTATCTAAACTACTATCAAAAATTTCATCAAGTATTAATAGGTTAGTTGCTACTGAAGATTTCAGTTTAGCAATTTCCCTCCAAGTAAATAATAGAGCAAGGTCAATTCTTAGTTTTTCTCCTTCAGAAAAAGACCCATACTGAAACTCATCTCTACCTCTAGATTTAATAGTTTCATTAAAGTTTTCATCTAACTCAAAATTAATATAGAAATTCAAAGCAGATAGATACTTATTAATTAACTGATTAATCAACGGCAGATAGTTTTTAATAACAACCGTTTTAATACCAGTGTCTTTTAATAATTCTTGTACGGTATTCAAGTCATGTTTCTGTTCTTGTAAATCGTATTTATCGTCATGGTAAGAACCAATCAATTCTGTCTTTTCTTTTAAATCTTTATTGTCTACAACTTCAACTACATCATTTAATGCTTCAGATATTTCAATATTAACTCTAGAGCAAGTATCATTAAAGTTTGTAATTTGATTTTGCTTATTAGTGATTTCTTGTAACTTACCACCAATCAACGTAATAGTATCTAAACATTCTTCTAGTTTTAAATTAACTTCTGATAACCCGACTTCAATTCCATCACGTTTAACTGTTAATTCATCACTCATTTTATCTGCGTGCTGTTCATCAATTTCTTGATTACAAGCAGGACATTGTGAATTAGTTGTAATGATACGAATCTGCTTGTTAATCGTATCTATTTTCGATACGAATGTAGTTTGAAATTTACTTAGAGAAGTTTTGTTCTTTTTATGTTTACTAAAATCATTAGTTTCGGTTTGAAGTAATTTTATATCAATTTCAAGTTCACTTATACTTTCTAAACATGTATCGATATATTCCTTTTTACGTTGAATGAACCCTTGTTTATCTTCATTCATTTTATGAAGATGAGTTTCTTGTAATTCTATATGTTGATGTAATAATTCTATCTTATGAGCAATATCTTTAAGTTCAGATTTATTACCAGATACACGTTCTCTAATTAAATCATTCATAACACCAAAGATTTGAATGTCTAATAATTCTTCAATAATAGACCTACGTTCACCTGCAGGAAGTCTCATAAACGGAACAAAAGAACCCGAACCCAATACTACAATTTGACGGAATGATTTCTCATTCATTTTAAGAATATATTTCTCAAGGAAAACTTGTTGGTCTCTTGCGGCTGCATCTTGGTCTTGTTTTTTATCGTCAATATAAATTTCAAACTTTTGAGGTTTCAACCCTCTAATGATTTTATATTCTTTACCACCAGTTTTGAATTCTAATTCAACCATACAATTCTTTCTATTGATTGAATTTACTAATTGACCAATCTTAATCTTTCTAAAAGGTTTACCAAATAAACCAAATGAAATAGCATCCATCATTGTTGATTTGCCAGCACCGTTAGTACCAATCATTAATGTAGTCTTAGTTTCGTCTAATTGAATTTCAGAAAACTTATTTCCTGTAGAAAGGAAGTTTTTAAATTTTACCTTATTGAAATGTATCACAGGGCAATTGCCTCTACATATAATTCATTTAAAATCTTTTTAACCTCTACGTCGTTATCTATATTCATACCATCTACATACTTGTTCAATATCGTGATAGTGTCCTCAGTATCAAATTCAACCTGCTCGGTTGATAATAAACCATGGTCTTCCACTATTGTTAGAGTTTCAGACTCACGTTCAACCTTTTCAACTAAAAGGTTAAAATGGGCAAAATTCTTCTTATTAGTAACAATTAATTTTACAATTTGACCAGTATAGTCCGCACCAAGTTGTTCTTCTTTATCGTCTTCATCATATTGAACCTTAACATGTAACTTATACGGATTAATTATTTGTTCACAATCTAGAGTTTGTGTATCGAAAATATGAAAACCTCTATCATCGTTATAATCACCCCAATTAATTTCATAAGTATTACCGAGATAAAATACATGACCGTTATCAGATTTAGTATGGAAATGTCCGGAATAGACCGTATGATACGTATCTAGGAATGCTGTAGAACGAGAATGGTACATTGAATTTACACCTTTCATCATTTCAAACCCTTGTAAATCAAAATGACCAAAAGCAATTTTAGATTTAGAATTATTAATAAATTCCATAACGTCTTCTTCATTGTCGTTATTAATCCAAGGAATCATATCAACCTCATAACCGTCATCTAATTTTAATGCTGATGCTTTTGAATACCCGATAATAGGTGAATGACCATCAATATCAAATAATTGTTCTACTGAATTTACAGCAACGGTGTTTTTATAATAGGTGTCGTGATTGCCAACAATAGTATGCATGGTGATACCATTATCAATCATTGGTTGAATAAACTCTTTCCTCATTCTATTCAATGTATCAAAGTTTACATACTTACGTCTATCCATCAAATCACCACAATGAATGATTGTCTTAATATCGTTTTCTATTAAATAAGGGAAGAAAGTGTTAGTCCAAAACTTATAGAAATAATCAGAAAATGCTTTGCTATCAGACCTTGCCCCAAAATGAGTGTCTGTTATGATTGCTACTTTCATTTATGTTCCCATAAACATTGATAAGTTATTAGATTTTGCTTCCTTTTCTGCTAGTTTAGCTTCACGTTTTGCTTTCTTTTCTTTCTCTTTTGCTTCCATATCATCAATAAACTCTTTAATGTGAATATGAAAATCAGTAGAACCTCTTTCGTTAATGTAGTCAAAAGATTCTTTATCATGTTCTTGAAGAGAATCCATTTGTTCAAAACCACCACCATTATCGAAATACTTGTATTTAACAAACTGCTGTTTCTTTTCTTTTTGAATACGTCTAAGAAAAGCATAGTAGATTATTTGAGTGAAATACGCAAAAGGGTTGTTTGATTTATCAGGATTAAAATTATGCATATACGCAAGACAGTTCTCAAGACCATCCGAAATCATATCATCCTTATAAGTGTAATTAATAAAGTTTGGTCTAAAAGAAAGTCTTTGAGCAATCTGTAGGAAACATCTAGCAATGTAATCAGTTACATAAGGTTTCTTTTCACCACGTTCAGCTTTATCTGCAATGTCAGCTTGGTATTCTATTAACGCTGCTAAGAAATCTTTATTATTAATGTAATGATTTTTATTATCTTTATCGACTGGTTCTTTTGGTTTGATAGCCATATGGTAGAGTCCTTATTATTATTTTTGGTATTAGATATATTATACTACGGAAAGGTAAGAAAGTCAAGTTATAATGTAAATTAAATATTAAGAACGTGAGTGAACGAAGTGAACGATCATTCAACTCACGCTAGTGAGGTGAATTAGTTAAAGTGATGTAAGGATATGTTAATACATTAATAAACAAAGACTGTATTTAATTCAACTCATTACATTCGTTGAATGATCGTTCACTTCGTTCACTCACGTTTTAGTAATTAATCTTTATTCTTTAAGTGGTGTTTTAATAGACGAGTTAAGAGAAGAGATAGGTGACGATATCCTATTTGCCATCAAATGTTAATTCATTTGTCTCTAGTGGGTTGTTGATACCATTATGTGGTGTACCCTGACACGATTTTACTTACAGACCTGACTTCGCTTTCTACTTGTCTACTAACT